CCGCGACAATAAGCGCGCGGACGAGTGGTGTGTGATCATCCGTGCGGTCAATACCGTGGACGCCATGACCGCCACCGTGGAGAACGTGCCCTTCGACCTGCTCCAGCATATCACCGCCCGTATCACCGCCGAGGTCAAGGGCGTCAACCGTGTCCTCTTTGACCTGACTCCCAAGCCCACTGGAACGATCGAGTGGGAATAAAGTACAAAAGCCCCGCAAGCCCTGATAAATCAAGGGTTTGCGGGGCTTTTTCTGTTTCTGTGGCATTACTTTGGCATTAACGCATCAAATCATCCATCTTTTTGACTGCTTCATCGCTGGTGGTGGGGTATAGGTGCCCATAGGTCCGCAGCGTCGTTTGTATGTCCTCATGGCCCAGGCGCTCTTTCACCAGCAGGATAGGCGTCCCCAGGTGGATGAGTAGGGCGGCGTGGGAGTGGCGCAGATCATGGAGCCTGATAGGGTCCATGCCGGCCTCCGCGCACCCCTTGAGCATCGCCCGCCGGAAGTAGTGCTTCGTGAACGGGAAGAGCCGGTCATCCGGCTGGGGGTCGTATAGGGCGTTCTCATAGGCCCGTATCTCATCGCACAGCTTTTCCGGCAGCGGTATCACCCGGCGGCCTCGCTGGGTCTTTGGGTCCGTTATGACCTCTTCGCCCTCTACGCTCTGGAAGTTCCGGCGGACGGTGAGGGTCCGGGCCTCCAGGTCTATGTCCTCCGGGCAGAGGGCCAGCAGCTCCCCTATCCGCAGGCCGGTCCAGAACAGCACGGACAGGCCGGTCCGGGCGGGCAGTTTCTTGACGTGAGGGATGAACTGGTTGAACTGCTCCACCGTCCAGAATGACATCTCCTGGGCGTCTTTCTTGCCCACGCTACCGGCGAGGCGGGCCGGATTGATACCCAGGCCGTAGTATTTGCAGGCGTAGTTGAATATGGCCGAAAGCTGGTTGTTGATGGTCTTTGCATAGGTCGGGGCCACCTTGTCCGCGAGAAGCTGCGATTGCCACTTGCGAACGTGGGCCGGGGTAATCTCGTTGAGCGGGAGGTCCCCGAAAAACGGGAGGACCCGGTGCTCGATGAGATACCGCTTGTTCTGCATGGTGGTCCGCTTGAGACGCGGCTCCATGTCCCCCAGGTAGATTTCTGCGAAAGAGCGAAAGGTCATGTCACAGCTCCGGGCGCGGGTCCGCAAGAACTCTTCCTCAAACGCCTGGGCGTCCTTCTTGCGCTGGAAGCCCCGCTTCTTTTTGAGGCGTCGCTTGCCCTGCCAGTCGGTGTAGTAAAACGACGCGTACCATGTGTTCCTCAGTTCGTCTTTGTATGCTGGAATTTCAATCACCCTTTCGGAAGTCTCCCAAATTCATGCCAGAGCGGGTGCAGGACGGCCCAGGAGCCACGATAGGGGGTCTATGAATATACCAGGACCCCCAGAACGGAGAAGCGCTTATAGGGCCTCCCACGGGCCAAATACGCACAGGCCCCTTTTCAGGAGACCCGGTAGGCCTCTGGCACGTTCTTGAGCCGGACGCCCTCGGACTGCTGGTAGTCCCGGATGAGCTGGGCGATCTCCACAGAGGCGGCGGGGTCCCCGGCTTGCAGCGCCTCCTGGTAGTCGCTCTGGAGCTGGGCAAGGTGGGCCGCCCTCTCCCTCCGGCATACAGGGCAGAGGCCGGAGACCAGGTCCGCGCAGTTTTCGATGGAGCCGCAGCTCCGGCAGCTCAGATAGCCGATAGGCAAGTTTTCCACAGTTCACAACCTCCAATACCGATGTACGCTCTATTCGCGCACGCGCACGCGCATAGAGGAATATTATAATTACTAAGTCTTATATACATACTGTCTTATTATGGGTCCTGATTAGGACCTCATTTTTTGGGTATTCAGTCCTGATTAAGACCCTATTTTTCAAAATAAGGTCCTGATTAGGACCTCATTTTTTGGGTGTCCGTTCTGGCAGTCCAGTTTTCAACAGCTTTTCCACGGAGTTTTCCACAGGCTATTCCAGCAGACCAAGGCGGCGCAGCTTATCGGTCACAAGGTCAACAGAAACCTTTTCTGTGTATTTAACCTCGACCAAAGGCGTACCGTGCGTAGCACACCGTCTGGACTTTTCGGCATCCCGTTCTTGGTTGCGTTCAAGGGCCTCTTCGCCTCCCCAATGGTCCAGCGGTTCATAATGCTGTATTCCCTGATACTCGAAAGCGATGTTCGCTTGAACGACATACACATCCAATTCCAGGCGCCCGAGCCAGTCGGCCCGGTAATGATGGATGACCTCATCATCCGGGAAGAGCACTTCAACGGCGCGGTAAAGGCGCATCTCATTGACCCATCCCTCACCCACTTTCGGTAGGCCCTGGGAGACGCGGAGGACATTCTCGACGTAGTTCCACACGGCCCGATCTGCCCGGTTCTTCTGGCGCATCGCTTCCTGGAACGGCGCACCCTCGGACATCTTCACATTATGCCAAAAGGCGACCTCATTGGGGGCAATATCGTCCCTGGGAGGGCCGTTAAAAAGCGCTTCGATTTTCGCGGCCTCAATTTCGTAGGCAGTAGTCGCGGCCCTCTGTTTCTCCACCAGAGCCAAAAGCTCCGGCGGACATAGCTCAAGGCAAGGAACCCCGGAGGCAGAAAGCCCGACGGTCCACCCGGCGCGGGCGTGATCGTCAACTGGGGAGTTGTTCTCAGCATCAAAAGTCATCCACTCGTGAGGACACCCGCAGGAAAGCGTAGCCTCGATAGCTTCCGCATCCTCCCACTTGAAGCAAAACCCATCAAGCTCCAAGCACCGACGGCAAATGGTTTTTCCGGTTGCGTAATACCTCAAGAACGGAGTTTTGCAGCAAGGCTTATTCGGTAAAGTCCACATAGATCACCCGGCCTTCCCGCCAGAGGACCTGGCCTCTGCAACGCCGCTCTTTTTGACTTCGCCCAGCAGGGGCGCGGTCATCTCCTGGAGGCGGCCTATCAAGAGTAGCTGCTCCCGTTCCGGCAGCTTCTCGTAAAGCTCCAGCATCTCTCGTCCGTTCTCGGATATTCCGGGGGCGGGCGCTTTTTTCGTTTCTGGCTCCGTGTCGCTGCCGGTCAGGAAGTAGCTCACAGAGCAGCCGAGGAATTCACAGATGGGAGCTATATACTTTGCAGGCGGGTCGGTGCCGCGCTGCTTCCAGTTTGTCGTTGTTGTTGTATTGACGCCGATGAATTTAGAAAGCGCGTATGCGGTTAGGTTTCTGGAGTCAAGCTCATGGAAAAGCCGCTCGCAAATTGTCATCGAAACACCTCCCAAGCGGTATGCAAAGTACCCAAAAAATAAGGTAAATATTTTTCATTCGTTAGCTCCCAAAGTATTGACTTACACCCCAAATGTGATATAATATAATCAAGCCAAAGGAATAAGGTAAAAACCCAAAAACAAACGGCCCAGGGAACGGGCCAGAGGATAAAACAGGAAGCGGCAGTGAAAGCCGGGTCGGAAGCGGGCATAGCTCCGGGGATGACCGGCAGGCGGTAACGGCGGTACGAACGGCAACCTCTGGACCATCCCGAAGCCAAAAGGCCGGGTGCAACCGGCGGAAAGGAAAACCATGACTAACCGAGAAGCCTACCTGGATGACCTGGATGAGCTGCTGAAAGAAATCGACCAGCTTTTGAGCGCGGTTCCTATCGGCAAGACCAAGCTGGAGCGCCAGGCGCGGGAACAGGCAGAAGATGTGGCCGGAAGAGCCAGGGCCACTATCAACTGCATGAAGCGCGATTACATCATCGCTGAGTGATGACCGCCCGCCCCGGAGGTTACGAGGGCAGAAAGGATAACTAACCTATGGAACGCAACAAGTATGAATTGCAGCGCGAGGTCCTTGCTCGCAAGTACGAGACCATCCTCAAGGACTTTGAGGACACCAACGATGACCGGCGCATCGCCTGGAACTGCTACCAGCAAATCATCGGCGCTTGCGAGGCCATGCGGGACAGCGGCATGGAAAACAACTTTGTCTGCTGCGCGGTCAACAAGAGCATCCGGGAGCAGGAAACCGAGATTGACGAAATCATCACTCGGTTTACCGGAAAGGTTTACCGGGGCGTCCGCTGGGTAAAACCCGAAGAGGAAGAGCACAAGACGGTCACATACCGCGAGTTTTGGGCCGCGCTTAATGAGCTGCGGGAGAAGTTCAGAGAGCACCACATCAGCCTTGATGACTACACGGATGATGAAACAGGCGTAATCTCCCTCAAGGTAGGCTGGGCCTCCATCGGGTCTGTTTTAGCGGGTGAAGCAAGGGAGTTCGCGGACTGGATGCGGATGGCCGCCTCCGCCGTCGAGAACTTCAAGTACAACGGCTACCGCGTCAAGTGGGGTGAGTGAGACGGGACCAAGAGAAATCACCCAGGCCGAGGCCGCCGATCTGCTGGCCTCCGGCTTTGAGACCGGGCGGTATGAGCCGCTGGGCCTCTTCCTGGTGGGAGAGGCCGGCGGCACCTGGACCGGGATTGACAACAGCACCGGCAACGCCTGGACGGAAGAGTTTGGGACCCAGGCCGAGTGCCTGAAATGGCTGAAAGGAGAGAATGCGGTGTTTACTTTGGATGAAGCGGTCAGCCGGATTTATGAGCTGTCCGCAGAGGCTCACATGAACATGGCCCGCAACCTCAAGGAGCGCCGGACTTGGTGTGAGAAGAACCTCAAGAACTACCAGACCATCAAGCGGGCCTTTGAGAAAGTGCTTGACATCCGGTACGCGGAGCGCCTGGAGGTCTACCGCTACTACTACGGCGAGGGGGCGGCGATGCGCCACTCCCCCCACCTGAGAGAAGCTGCCCACACAACTATAACCCCTTAACCGCCGGTGCAACGGCGGCCAAGTGCGAAAGGAGCTAACCAAATGTTTATTTTCAGAACCTCCAACCGAACCCGCTATGCAAGGGCTGTCCGCCACATGATGGACCACCCGGAGCGGTACGAGGTGATCTCAAGAGGGCGAGACTACTCGGCGGACATCAAAGGCCCCGCCGGGTGTGGATGGTACATCCACTACCTGAAAGTTTGAGAGGGAGGCAAGAGCATGGCAACCAACATCAAGGACAAAATCGCTAAGCTGCTGGCCCTGGCAGAAAGCCCGAATGAGAACGAGGCCAAGGCCGCGCTGCTCAAGGCCCGCGAACTCATGGCCGAGCACAAGCTCAGACCCGAGGACGTCAAAAAGGCCAAAAAGGAAAAGGTCATCCGCAAGGTCCTGGACATCACTTGCACCGCCATGACCAATCCCTGGGCCGCATCCCTCTCCGCTGTTGTTGCGGAGCATTACTGCTGCCGAGCCTACCGCTACCGGAGCGCCGGTAGCAAGAAGAACAAGATTGGCCTGGTGGGGCTGGAAGAGGACTTCGAGATTGCCCAGCGAATTGTGATATACGCCCATGAGTGTGTCATGGCCGGTATCAAGGCCCAATTCGTCAGGGACCCCAAGGACCCTCCAGGAACCTACCGCGAGAAGTGCAACGCCTATGGCTGGGGGTTTGCCCGGGGAGTGAGCAAGGCTTTTCAGGAGCAGGAAGAGCAGCACCAGGAATGGGGCCTTGTGATGGTAGTCCCTCAAGCTGTGGATGACAGCATGGCCGACATGGGGAAAAAGACGCAGTTCGGTACTGAGCGGACCGGCGGCTGGCGCGATGCTTACCGCACCCTGGGCTTTCAGGACGGCAGGCGGTTTGACCCCGCATCCCGCCTGTCTGGTGGTGTTCCCGGACAGCTTATGATTGGAGGTTGATACCGATGAAGTGCAAGAACTGTGGGTGCGAAGTCATCCGCATCCGGTCGGGAGGGCGCAGCGTCGTTTGCGACGCCGCCCCGATCACCTACTGGAGCGTCCGGGATGGAGCCTCGATGTCAGAGATGTTATCCCTGCTGACCCCGAACGGGGAAAGCATCTACGGGACGCCTGCTGGAAAGCTGGAGAACGCCGTGGGTGTGGCCTACCACCCCCACACTTGCGGACTGCTGCCCATCTTCCACCGTGGCCGGGATAGCTGGAGCCGCCCGGTCTACGATGACGGAACGGGCCGCCTCCTGGTGGACGTGGACCCGCGAGCTGGCCGAAAACCGGACATCTGCACGAAGCAGGGCAACGCCTTTGACGGTGAACCCTGCGACCCGGTAGATGGAGATTTTATCTTCATTCCGCGCCGGGACACCTGGTAACAGTATATACCAGAACGTCCCAAAAAACAAGCCGTATAAATTAGATACAAGGAGGAACCAAGCATGAGAACGGCAAACCGAGTTAAGCCGAAGACCGACTTCGGCATTGAGGTCCGGCTCTTCACCGCACAGACCGGAATGACGGTGAAAGAGCTGGCCGAGCGGTCCGGCGTCAAGTACACGACGCTGATTGAGACCACCACGGGCCGCTGTGCAGGCCACCAGCTCATCCCCATTGTCCGGGAGTACATGGCGAACTACGAGCAAAAGGAGGCATGACCCATGGCGATGAAGCCCCTCAAGACCGCCCACGATATGTTCTACTTCGTGGAGGACGTGATGCAGATTTTGGGCTACTCCAAGTCTAAGAGCTACAAGGTCATCAAGAGCCTCAACCGCGAGCTGGAGAACCAGGGCAAATGCACCTGTGACGGGCGCGTCATCAAGCGGTATTTCCATGAGCGCTACGGCCTGGATGAGCTGAACGCGTCCGCGAGACGGGGGGCGTAGCCATGGAGAAGAGCAAGAGACGCCGGAGCTATGCCCGCGCCTACTACCGGCTGTCCGTCCTCTGCCTTGCGGCTATGGTGACGGCCCGCCTCATTCTACTGATGATTGATGTCATCCAGCTTCAAATCCAGACCGCCGGGGCTTTTTCAATCCCCGCGAGCGCGGCAATCTTGGTATTCACCGGCTGGGAGCTGAGAACCTGGACCGGTCAAGGAAAGGAGAAAAAATCATGTGGACCTACAAGTGTGACCGCTGCGGAGCGGCGCTTGACCCCGGAGAGCGGTGCGACTGCCAGGACCGCCCGGCCAAGTACAACGGCAAGCCGATCTTCACCCAGGAGAACTTCAACTACTCCGAGGCCAAGATAGGCGACTATGTGGAGCAGGCCGTTGTGGATGACGCCATGGACTGTCTGCCTCCGGCCTCGATGAGCGCCCGGTGCGCTCAGATGGGCGAACCGTACTCCCACCGGGAGGACCCGGAGACCGGGCGGCTCCGGCCTACTTACTACACGTTCAAGCG